GAAAATACCTTATCAAGAGGAAGACTTCTAATGAAGACCATAATATTAGGTCCACCTGGCACAGGTAAAACAACAACACTATTGAATCTTGTCGATGAATTTATACAGCAAGGTGTCAGACCAAAACAGATTGGTTATTTTTCTTTTACCAAAAAAGCTGCAACGGAGGCAGCAACGAGGGCCGCGGATAAATTTAGTTTAGATTTAGAAAATGATCTAGATAATTTTAGAACACTTCACTCTTATGCTTTTGCACAATTAGGTATGACAAAAGAAAAAATGATGGGTCGAGAAGATTACAAAGAGTTTGGTGAAAAGTGTGGCATACCAATTAAGGTTGCAAAGTTTTCTGATAATGATGGCACATTTAATTCTGACAATGAGTATCTTACAATAATAAATACAGCGATAGTTAAACGATTAGATTTATTAGAATACTATGACTCTCGTCAAAATATTTTAGATATTGAACGCAATACTTTATATCTTTTAGCAGAAGAATTAAAGAGGTTTAAAAAAGAAAAAGGACTTAAAGATTTTAATGATTTACTGCTAGACTTTACCGCAAAAGAAAAAACAAATAGTTTTAAAGTTTTATTTATTGATGAAGCACAAGATTTATCTTTGCTGCAGTGGGAAATGGTAAGGAAACTTTGGTCTAATGCAGAGAAAACTTATATAGCTGGAGATGATGATCAAGCTATATTTAAATGGGCAGGTGCAGACGTAGATCATTTTATTGCACTTAAAGAAGAAGTTGATGATATACAAACTTTAAATCAATCTTATCGTATACCTGGTGGACCCATACATGAATTATCACAGAAAGTAATTGGTCAAGTACAAAATAGATTTGATAAAGAATACAAACCAAGAGAAGAAGAGGGACTTTTACGCAGATACTCTGACGTTACACAAGTTGATATGTCAAAAGGTAATTGGTTAGTATTATCTTCTGCTAATCATTTTTTAGATCCAGTCAAAGAGGTATGTGAATTACGAGGTTGGTATTATCAATATCGCGGAGCTAATTCTATATCTTTAAAATTATTGTTGGCTCTAAATAATTGGGAGTCTTGGCGTAAGGGCTGTATGTTAAATCATTTAGAAATAAAAAATATTTATGAGTATCTAGGTTCGAATGTATTAGAAGGATTTAGAAAAGGTAAAACACTACATTCTGAAGATAAGTATACTTTAGAAGAATGTAAGAAAGATCATGGTTTGGTTATAGATAAAGTTTGGTATGAAGCCTTTGAAGGTTTAGATACCATAACCGAAAACTACATTCGTAATATGAGGGCGAATGGAGAAACATTAAATAAAAATCCTCGTATAATAATGTCAACCATACACGGAGCGAAAGGAGGAGAAGCTGACAAAGTTTTATTGATGCAAGACATAACAAACGCAGCACTCGAAACATTTAGTCACGACCCAGATGAATTACATAGATTATTTTATACTGGAGCGACGAGAGCGAAGCGTGAATTGCACGTCTTGGATCCAAGAGATTTTGATAAAGCTTATTTATTATGACACACAAAGATCTATTTAAATCAACAACATACGATTCATTAGAAAAGCAGGTCGGCGGCAAACATTATAAAAATATGAAGATTCAGCCAGCACACTTTATAAACGAAAATAAGTTGCTTTTTGCAGAAGGCAACGCTATAAAGTATATCTGTAGACACCAGTCAAAAGGAAAAGAGGAAGATGTGAAGAAGGCAATCCATTATCTAGAAATGATACTAGAGAGAGACTATTCGTGAGAAGTACACAAATACCTCTATTCACTCCAGAAACAGAATGGGTGATGCCAGATGAACTTAAAGATCTTCGCGGAGCCAAACAAATAGCAATCGATTTAGAAACTAATGATCCAGACTTGAAAGAGCTGGGTTCTGGTAATGTCACTGGAAAAGGGCACATTGCTGGCGTTGCGGTGGCCGTAGAAGGCTGGTCAGGGTATTTTCCTATAGGACATGAGTCTAATGGCAATATGGATAAAAAACTGGTGTTTTCATGGTTGCAAGATATGTTTAACCAAAAAGATACCACCTTCATATTTCATAATGCCATGTATGATATCTGTTGGTTAAGATCAGTAGGACTGACCATCAAAGGTAAAATTGTAGATACAATGATAGCTGCGTCTTTGATTGATGAGAATAGATTATCTTATCAATTAAATACGTTATCAAAATATTATGTGGGTATGGGTAAAGATGAAAATATTTTAAACGCTGCAGCAAAAGAATATGGCATCGATGCTAAAAAAGATTTGTGGAGATTGCCTGCAATGTTTGTGGGTCAGTATGCAGAGCGTGACGCAGAGTCTACTTTAAAACTTTGGCAACGATTAGAAACAGAAATGTATCAACAAGAATTATGGGACGTATTTAATCTTGAGACAAAATTATTTCCATGTCTAGTTGACATGAGATTTAAAGGTGTAAGAGTTGATTTAGAAAAAGCAGACAATATTAAAAAATCTTTGATGCACAAAGAGAAAAAAATATTAAATAAAATCAAGCATTTAACTGGTGTTGATGTAGAGATAATGGCAGCACGTAGTATTGCCAAAGCATTTGATAAATTAAAACTACCATATGATAGGACAGAAAAAAGTAAAGAACCTAGTTTTACAAAAAACTTTTTACAAAATCATCCACACGAATTACCAAAAGCAATTGCTGAAGCAAGAGAAATAAATAAAGCTCACAGCACATTTATTGATTCAATAACTAAACACGCAGTTAATGGTAGAATACACGCAGATATAAATCAAATACGATCAGATGCAGGCGGGACGGTGACTGGTAGATTTAGTATGTCTAATCCAAACTTACAACAAATACCAGCAAGACATCCAGAGTTAGGTCCTTTGATTCGATCTATATTTATTCCAGAACAAAATCATACGTGGGGATCTTTTGATTACTCACAACAAGAACCCAGAATATTAGTGCACTATGCAAAGCTACAAAACTTAACTGGTGTAGATGAAATTGTAGATGCATACAATGCAGGTGATGCAGACTTTCACCAAGTTGTTGCAGATATGGCAGGCATAGAACGTAAACAAGCCAAGACAATTAATTTAGGTTTGATGTATGGCATGGGAAAAAATAAATTAATGGCAGAATTAGGATTAATGAAAGAATCTGCAGAAAAATTAATTAGGCAGTATCATACCAAAGCGCCTTTTGTAAAACAATTAATGGACAATGTATCTCGTAAAGCAAATGATCGAGGAAAGATTAGAACTTTACTTGGTAGAGCCTGTCATTTTGATTTATGGCAACCTGTTCAATTTGGTGTATATAAACCTTTACCATTAGAACAAGCGAGAAAAGAGTATGATGAGCCTTTAAAACGTGCATTTACTTACAAAGCTTTAAATAAACTAATACAGGGATCGGCTGCTGATATGACAAAAAAATCAATGGTAGCCCTCTATGAAAATGGTATAGTACCTCACATTCAAATTCACGATGAAGTTGATATTTCAGTGGAGTCGAATGAAAAGGCAGAAGAAATAATTGAAATTATGGAATCTGCAGTAGAACTAAAAGTCCCTAACAAAGTAGATTACGAGTCGGGGGCTAACTGGGGTGAAATTAAATAATGGCATATTTAAATGCAAACATACCACCAATATACGCCCAAATAAAAAGGGAGTATTTGTATGACCTTAAAAAACACCATGGCGAAGTTGAAGATTGTATTATCTTCGGTATATCGAGTCTTGGTGGAAGGGCTATATTATTTCACGCTCTTATGGGTAACGGTGCAATATTTTACCGCCTACCTATTAGCGCTTTTATTCAGAGAGGATACGACCCGACCAGAGTTCCCAAGCGCAGGCTGGATGAACTTGAGCTTTGGAATTCTTTCTCTTATTATCCTACTGTCACTCACTGGGCTATTTTAAGCGCAGCTTCCGGTTATTATTTTGGTAAAGATAAAAAGAAACACTATGGGTCTTATTTATTTACTATTGACTGGGGACACCCAGATGCTAATATATTAGACACTGACCATTCAGAGATCCCGCACGAACATAAGTGCGCACACATAATTGCTCTAGATGATGGCAATTTTGCAGCACAACCTAACAATAGATGTATTTGGGATTTACCTTCATTTACTGTCAAAGATAACATCCCTGATTGGAAAGTACAAAGCAACGAATGGAACGTAGAAGATTCAGGTAAGTGGAGAACCGCAGACACTGATGACTTCTTCTACGAGATCGAGGAGCAAAAAAATGATTGATAAAATTAAAAATGCAGCCATGCACTACTGGACTGAACACAAAAAAGTAGTAATCGCTGTGGTTGTTGTAATTGTTATAGCAATAATATTGTAGGTTTTATGACGGGAGATTGTTATGAATTACAAATTCACTGCAATACTCATAATTCTATTGTGCCTTATGGCATTTTTTTTAGAACCTGGATATATACCTAGATGAGTAAAAAGCCTTTAAACATATCTGAAGAAGCAGCTGTGCAAATGCCAATGAAGACGGTTGCCAGTTTGATCGCGATGATTGCGGTCGGCACCTGGGCTTATTTTGGTATTCACGAAAAACTAAATCAACACAGCACAAAGATAGAGTTGATGACAAAAGACTTAGAACAAAACTCAGAGTTTAGAATTAAATATCCACGTGGAGAGCTTGGTCAATCAAGTGGAGAGGCAGAGCTTTTCATGTTGGTGGAACACCTCGCAGGTGTTTTAGAAGAAGTAGATAAGGAAGTAAAGAGCATGAGAAACAATGCAGTAAACATAGAATTTTTAAAAGATAGGACGAAAAAACTTACAGAAGACGTAGAAAAATTAATTAGAAATGGATCCGGAGCACACTAATGGTTGAAGTTGTTTTTGCTTTATTACTCATTGTGGACAATAAAATTGTGGAGCATCGTATCCAAGACAACCTCAGTTCATGTCTCAAGGCCAAGCGATACGCTATGAAGGACAAAGGTGCTAAAGATAGGGTCACCTACCAATGCCTAAAGTCTAAGGCAAATATAGAGATATATATGGGGGAGAAAAAAATTACCTCATTGATTCTTGATTAATGAGGAAAGTTAATAAAAAGCGCAATCCTGTGGCAAAACAATTAAGACATTTTAAGAAAAAAGTGTTAAAGAATAAAAAAGCATATGACAGGAAAAAATTTCAAATTTCAAGCTGAAGTCGTCACAGGTAAATGTCCTACTTGTGAGGAGCTCACAATGCTAGTCGGAATTACAAAATCTTTTTTTAGGTGTATGACTTGTGGTGCAGATCTAGAACAACATATAAATGGTAAGATAAGTTATATACCAGCGTTGCATAGCAATACATTAAAATCTGATTTAACAAAGTATTTCGATGGCGAAGAAGTTTAAAGATCACGTAGCACACGAACCTGTTTTTCACAAAACTAGTATTGGACGTAAACCAAGTTTAACAAAAATGAACAAAAGTAAACGACGTAGTTTCAAAAAATACCGAGGCCAAGGAAGATAATGGAAGTAGCTTTAATATTATATATGTGTTCTGCAATAGAGAGAACTTGTTTAGATCCATACGTATGGCCAGAAACATTTTATGATAAATATGGTTGTATGGTGCAGGGCTACGAAGAAAGTGGAAAAAAGATAGCAGAAGTTGGGCGAAAAGATGTCAACCAATATGACCTTTATATTAAATTTGAATGCACAGAATTTAAGATAATTTTACCAAAACCTAAACCTAAAATTACAACCTAGAATTGTTCTAAAGTGTCTGTCCGTCCCAAGAAA